AGTCTGTAGGTAAATTATTTGCTGCGTTTGATATCATTTATTTATCTCCTCACTTGTTGTTCTAAAGTTTCTTATATCAGCACCTTCTAAATCGTAGAATGCTTCTCTTACAAATTCTTCTATCTCTGTATTTACTTTTCCATCAGCAGGTACGGTATACTCTTCTGTATCTATATCTACTGTAATCATCATCTTAACTCTTATTGTCATTTCTAATCTCTACTAGTTTAGATAAGTACCATTGTGCTTTTTTCAAGTCCTCTACTCCATTTTTATAATCATATCTCCAAAGATACTTTAGTATATTACCTTGTAAGTATGCTTCAAATCCTTTACCTGTACAGGCTTTTATTGCATCAATACATTCTATACCGTATTGATTGTAATGTGGTGGATGATTAACCATGTCATCTACTAATTCTCTACCAACTATTTTTTGTTTGTCTTTAGATGATGAGTCTTTTTTAAATATTTGGTTATAATTATCTTCAGACAATGTATCTTTTTCAAATTCAATTATTTCTTTTATACTAGCAGCCATTATGCATTCCCTTCTGTTTTAAAATTAAAGTGTATTACATTACCTTTGACAACAGGTTTTTCTTCAGGTTCTTTTATAAACTCTTCTAACTTGTCTGCATAGTCTACATTCTTTTCCATAAAGGCTATAGAACTTGCAACGAGTTGGCTTAGATGTGTTAAATCCCTTTTACTTTCTACAGGCATGGGATTGTCTTTTGATGTAATAATATTTACTTGTAAGCCACCCTGCCAATTATTATCTTCATCAAGCTCAGGTAAAAGTTCTATGTAAAAAGCCGATGGATATTTAGTTGTAATGTCTGTTGTCATAATTAACTCCCTAGTTTCTTTCCTAAAAATTTTATAAATTTAGGATACTTGTTTTTTCCTTTTTCTTTTAGCCAATCTTCAGGTATAATTCTAGTGTAATATCTAAACCCATGCTTAATGCACCACTGTGCATATGTTGACTTTGCATTCTTATATAGTTTTCTATTACTGTTTTCAAAAACAAATCGTATATCTAAATTAGGATGTTGTTTCTTTACACATAAATGTTTTCGTCTATCAGCAGTAGTAAACATACCCTTTGTTTCTATAATAATTCCATTATTAAGTACGAAGTCAGGGGTATAGGTGCGATAGGCAAGGTCTTCCCATTCTATCTTTACTTTTTCATATAGAAAAACAATAGAGTTACTTTTTAAGTATTCAGCAACCTTGTCTTCTAAACCACTCCTATACCCATTCCTACGAGCTGCATGTCTAGCACTATAAGCTGACATTATACATCTGCCCATATTTTCTTTGCTTCTTTTTTAAACTTAGCACTCCAAGTCCACGAGTCAAAGTTTGGATAAACTAAAGAAGCTAACTCGTGCTTATCATTACTAATAGATAAGAATTTTTGTATACTAAAAGCTACACTTTTAAGTTGTTTTTTATACAAAGATAAATTATCTAACGTAAACTTTTTATAATCCTTTGGTGTAGCAAAAAATAAGTCTACACTATTATTAGGATATGCCATAGAGTAAAATGCCATCTGTCTCTTTTGTGCTTCTGTAGGTCTTGATGGCATTCGTGTTGATGTTTTTAAATCAACTATTTTATTTTTAAATCTAAAATCAATGTATCCCATAACAGGTATAGGCATGTCATCAAATTGAACCTCAACTCTTTCTTGATAGTCTTCTAAGTTTTTATACTTAAAATTCTCATCAATAACTTTACCAAAGTTAGGTAGTAGACTTCTTTCTTTTTCTACTTTAACATCTCCTAGATCAATGTTAGATTCTGTACACATAGTCATAAACTGCATTTCTAATGAATCAAAATCAAACTTACCTGTCTTATACTTATCAGCTAATGCAGCTTCCTGAACAATACCTCTAACTGCTCCTGCTCCACTACCTGACTTAATACCAAACAGATACCTAGCTACCCACATAGGCATATCGCTTATGTAGGTATTCATATTGCTAGGTGATAAGTAATTAATATCATGCACTTCAAATGGGTTATTACTTTTCATTTAAGTCCACATCTACAAAATCATCAATGGTGCTTAGATCATCTTCAGCTACCTCACTTTGTTTTTCTTGCACTGCGTTTTCCCATGCTTTGTATACACCATCATTATAGTTTTTAATCCAATCAAGAAAACTAGAAAATGTTTTATGATCTTCTTCTCCTATTCCTATAGTGCTTGATAAGTCTACAAGTGCTATTGGTGTATAGAAACTAGAACCATTTTGCATTGGATTTTCTTTACTAGGCTTTAACATTATATAATGATTTAAAGGTAGCTTCTCTTTCTTAGCATAGATATTAAATTGATCACCTATTGTTTTGTAGGCATCTCTATTATCTATCTCCCATATAAAAGGAACTTCACCTAGTTCTACATCATTACCTTTATCATCAGTAGGGTTGTCTAACTTAATTGTTCCAAAAACAGCACGTACACGTTTAGTTTGTTTTATAAGGTCTTGCATATCAACAGGAAGTGCCTTAAAGTCTTTGATATAACCTGCAGGTTTACCACAGTTAAAATGCCCTTTGTTATCTTTTAAATCTATATTTAGATTATCAGACATAATAGTTTTATGAAATGTACCCTTAGGTTCACCATCTTTTACATTACTAAAAGACTCATATCTTTTTAACATATATCGTTGCATAAAAGGTCTTATTTTAGCAGTCTTTGCATAATAGTATGTAGATGTATCATCATCTACTAGTTCTAATCTATAGACACCACCCTCTACTACCTCTACTTTCTTTAACTTACCACCAACCTTCTCTTCACCCATAATAGGTGAATGCCATATTCTTAATCTATTTAAATTATTAGATGTCTTTGTGCCTACAGTAGCACCTGCTATGCCCATAGCCTTTGCCATAACTGCATAATTGTCTGTACTTATTGTTACTAAATCACTCATAGTTTCTCCTTTTTATATTGGTCTAGCTGTTATATCATATTACGTCTTGCATGTCAAGCCAATTATTACCTATTTTTGCTTCTAATAATAATGGAACATTTAAGTCTATATTGAAATGATTATTAATAGTACTTGTCATATCTTTATTAGTACTTTTTATTATACTCTTTACTGTGTCTATTTCATTAGGGTGTATATCAATTACTATAGAATCATGTACGGTATTTACAACACAGGATTTATATCCTTCTAGTCTCTTATCTATATCCATTAGTATAAGTGGTACTATATCTGCAGTGGCAAATGATTGCACAGGATAATTCTTTATCTGTGTAAAGTATGTAACTCCACCCTTAATTCGTCTTGCTACATCAGGAAATGCAAACTCTCTACCTGATGGTGTCTTTATCTTAAAATGCGTTACAGCTTCCTTAGCCAATCTGGAATGCCAAGATGCGATTCCTTTGTACTTTTTTGTAAACTGCTCGTAGTACGCGGCTTCTGCACTTGACCTTCCAAATCCTGTTGCTCCGAAGAGTGGTGCGAATGTGTGTCCTTTTGCTTCTTGCCTAGTAATCTTCTGACCTGCTTCTGAAATAACTTTCGCAGTGTAACTATGTACGTCAAAACCATTTTCAATCTCCTTCATTGCTGTTTCATCTTGTGCTAAATATGCAGCAGTTCTAAACTCTAACTGTGCAAAGTCTGCTTCCATAATCATGCCACCTTCCCATCTAGATATAAATACTTTCTTTACAGGGAATGTACCACCTCTAGGCATATTCTGCATATTAGGTTCTGCTCCACTAAACCTACCTGTAGATGTCCTGTGCTGTAATAATCTTACATGCAACTTACCATCGTCTTTTAAATATGTATTTATACCTTCTACGAAAGAAGATAGATATGTATCTAATGCAGACAGTCTTTGTAAGTCTGCTAAAAAGTTATAGGCAGCCATAGAATTATTTCTCTTAGCTACACTCTGTAGTATGCCTAGCATATTTTTATTTACACTAAACCCATTTGCACTAACCCATTTAGCTGTAGGTGCATTAAACTTTAGACCTGCTATAGATTGGGTTGGTTTAAACAAATAACCTGAACCATCACACTCAGAACACTTAGTATCATTCTTGTATGGTGTGCCATCTTTCTTTATCTTCTTAATAAAACCTGCTCCATAACATACTGAGCATTTAGCAGCAATAGTTTTATAAACTATATTACTATTCTCTTTTATAGTCTTATTAAAGTCTACCTTACCCATATAAGGTGTAAAGTTATTAAGCCACGTTGTTTTATCTTTAGGCTTTCTACTATATATAACCCACGACATCTGTTCAGGGCTATTAAGATTTATCTGTGTATCTCCCATAAGTTTCTTGACTTGAGAAGAAAGTCTCTTCTCGACATCAGCTTTTTCCTTTTCAAACTCTGATTGTACTTGTTTAAGAGATTCTGTATCCACATTAAACCCACGCTTATATATATTAGCAAGAGTAAGGGCAACACGATTGGTATGATTAACAGTAGCAACAAGACCACTATGCTCATCATCATTAAGTTTTTTATATAATGCATCTGATAACTCCTTTGTAGCATTTAAATCTGCTGACAGATACTCGGATAACTCTTCTTTTGGTATGTCATCAACACCTAAACCTTTCTTAAAATATTCTTTAAGTGTGTCTTTCTTCTGTGTATGTAGGCTGTATCTTTCAGCACATGCTTCAAGAGACAGTGGTTTCTTCTGACCACGTAGCATTATATATTCTACAAGCATGGTATCAAATACATCGCCATCATATTTAAAGCCACATTCCCAAAGCCACATCAAGTCATAAGATATGTTGTGACCAACTAGGATAGTAGTGCTGTCAAGTAACTCCTGTAGACCGTCAAAGCCTGTCTCATGGTGAAACAGATATTCCTTACCATCTTCTGTAAGACAGCCTACCATAATTAATTGGTTGTCTTTTTCAAATGGGTCAAGATGCATTTTATCATCTCGCTTTGTTACTGTATTCTCTACATCAAGTATTAGTTTCATTTATCTTCTCCATATGTCTCTCTAAATATATAATAGCTTTTTTTAAAATGTCAACACTATCTGAAAATCCACCCAATGCTCTATTGCAACTATGGCAAAGCCAACCTCTAAAAGTACTAGTGTCGTGACAGTGATCTAATACCCATGCACCATTTCTTTGACCACCTTTACCTGCTACCTCTGTTTCTCCTCTGTTACATACAGGGCAGTGATAGTCTTTATCAGGCATACCGTGTTTCTCTCTTAATTGATTTCTAACTTTAGTTAGTTCATTATTACATTTCTTACATTCAGGTCTAAGAAAGTTTGCTCCTGACGAAACACTAAATGCAACTAAGGGTAATCTTTTATTACACTTACTACATGTTTTTGTTTCACCATCAATGTGTAGTAATTCAATGTCAAACAGTTCTCTTTGGGTCACGCTTCGTACCTACCAATCTGATAATTTAGTTGACAGTTTACCATACCGTGCCATCCTGTTAATTTATTCTTAACAATATTTAGATGTCTTTCTATATCTTCTCCTTCGCCATCATCCTGCTTTGGAGGGTTCTTGGCAATCAATATCATAAGGTCAGCTTCTGCTGCCTTACCTGTTCTACTACCTTCCATCATACTCTGATTAAGTAGCACCTTACCTTCTGCATCTGCAGATAGCTGTGACATATAAAACATAGCACACTTGTGTTGCTTGGCAATCTGCCTAGCATGTATAGCATTTGCTTTCAATGCTTCATCAGGTCTTGCAAAGCCACCTGAACGTGCAAACTTATCTCCCATATCAAGTAATACTATGTCAGGTTTATAAGACTTACAGACAGACTCTACCCAATTCATATCTCTACCTGTAGCATCTTTTATCTTAACTCTATTCTTGATAGGCTCATACAAGTCACGAGCTTTTGAGGGATTATTCTTTATCTCTTTCATTGTCATACCTGTAGCTGCAGTAAGATATCTAGCACCAACTCTGTGACTACCTTCCTCATTACATAACACAATACAGTCAGCACCTTGATGTGCAAACCCATCAGGTGATGCAATCATACTAGCATGAAAAGATGTCTTACCTGTATTAGGTCTAGCACCTACCTCAATCAAGTGTCCTTCATTAACTCCACTAATCTGTCTTGTCAGTGCAGGTATATTAAAATGCCACCTTGCTTCTAGTGCATTCTTAGCTAACAATGTCTCGATGTCCATATCATCCCACTCTACATTTAAGTCAGGTGTAAAGTCATCGTTGTGTTGCTCTAGTAGTAATCTAAGAGGTTCTAAACTTGTCTGCGAACCATTTACATAATCAAATCCTAAGTTAGCAATATCTTCTCCAACAACCTGCTGAAACAACTTAGACAATACTTCTTGTGCAATGTCACTGCCAAGAGGTTTCTCATTCTTAATCTGTCTAAACAAATGAGAGTATGCCTGTTTTTGTGCTGTCGTAAGAGCAGGATTGTCAGACATAAATAATGCTTCTATCTCATCAGGCAGTACAGACCTTTCGTATCTGTCCATTGCCTTATCAATAGCTTGTTTTATTTTTCTTGTATCTTTACTAAACAATCTGTCAGGACATCTAGCACCACGATGCTCTTCGTAGAATGTCTTGTCCATAAGACTGCGTACTAATGAAAGTTCCATGTCTGTATCTCCTTTGGGGTTAGGTTATTTAAATTATTAAAGTCTTCAGTATTGTTGTATTTTAAATCATCTTTAAGTTTAAGGACACGTACATCTTTTACATGTCCACGTAGTTCTTTAGCAAAAGAAAGTGTTTTGGGTAATGCGTCAGGGTCTAATGCTATGATGGCTGTTGAAAACTGTGATATGTACTTCTTGTGTATTTCAGATAGAGATGTACCCAACACAGCTACCCCAACTAATACATCGCTACCTACAACTGCAGCACTTACACAATCTTCAACAACTACTGCCACCTTACCACATCCGAAAGAAAAAGGCAACCCACTATTACCATATTTCTTCCATTTGGGTAATCTTTTTCCAAGTGACCTTCCAATCGCATCTACAATCTTATTGTCTTTATATACAGGAAAGACAACTCGATGTTCTTTTACATCATAACGTAAGTCTAAGTTAGATGCATTGAGCGACCACTTGTTACACCACGAAACTAAGTCAGGTGTATTCTTTCTATCTACTATATACTCAGGTAATACAAATGTATTATCTTTAGTAGATTCCACAGACTTATTAAATGTAGTCTGTATATCATCTATAGATAAATGTACACGTTTCTTACCACTTACATTACAGGATGCTTTATAACAATTCCACAGCAATGAACCCATATTGTTAGTTACAGTAAATGTTTTATACCCTTTACATAAAGGACAGTCCACTCTACGTGTATCACCTATATCTATATTTAAACTATATATGTAATCTAACACTGTATGTGTTCCCCTATGTAATGATAATATGTATTTATCACAGTTTTAAACATCTGTCAAGCCTTTTCTTTTCTGTAATGCTAAATTAGCACTTGTGTATGTGTTTTTCATGTACGGTTTTACACTCTGTGGGTTAGCATGTCCTGTAACTGACATAATATTACCCATAGATACACCTGCATCTACCATCTCAACCGTTCCTGTACGTCTCAGGTCAGACAAACGTAGCTCGTCAGGTAGGTTGGCATCTCTCATTACCTTTCTAGCCACCTTAGGCAGCCTATAGAGAGAATAAGGCTTATATATACCACCAACAGGCTTAACTTGGGGTGCTACATACTTCTGAAAGCCAAAATCTTCTTTCTGTTGTACAAGCATCTCACCTAAACTGTCATCAATAGGTAAGAATACTTCTGCCCTACGTTTAGATTGCTCTATATGCATTCTTTGTTCAGATAAATCTAAGTTAGACCATTGCAATAAACGCATATCACCTAATCTTTGACACCAATCATATGCCATGTGTGCTATAAGACCTATGCTACGTGTTTTAAAATCAGAGTATGCTACATCTAAAAAATCTGTTACATTCTCCTTTGTCCACACTGTTTTTCTCCTATCAGGTATTCTTTTCTTTATATTACTAAAAGGATTCTGCCTTATTTTCTCCATAGTTATGCCATAGTTATAGATAACTCTAGACACAGACATTACATGGTTTGCGAGATGCACACCACGATTACACCAATCGTTGTATGCATGTTTAGCCATCAGAGTTGTAATATTATTTATGGTAATGTTACCCAACTTAGTATCTGTGTCAGGTAACATTGTGTCCAAGAGTACGTTTAGAAAGTATTGATATTGTTGTTTAGTTTCGTCACGTAAACTCTTGAACTCAAAGCATAAATAATACTCTTTAACTAAATTTTTAAGAGTAAGATATCCCATTAGGCTGCAGCTAACTTTTTAAATTCAGGTGTAGCAACCCACTTAGTTACCTCATGTTCTCTAGCCCACATTGATTGAGACCGTGTATCATTACCTGTGTTACGTAGGTTAAATCCATTCCTCTCATCTGCATAAGATGCATAGTTAGTAAAGGCACTATACAATGCAAACACATTCCTGCCACGTTTACTGACCTCCTGTTGTACTAGTGGTAACATCTTCTTAGCCTTTTGGTCTGACTTAGTTATAGAAGACAGCACCTCATTCCAACCTTTGTTTGTATAGGTAGGCAACTCTGTTCTAGCCCAAGTCTTTAATTTATCTGACTGTTCTTGAAAGTCTAAACTACTTTGATTAAGCTCATCAATAAATCTAGACATGCAGAAATTAGATGTGTTCTTACGTTTAACTTTATCATAGTCTCCTGTAATCATACCATTGGTACAGAAGAAATCTATAGCACCAAAGAATACTTGATTAGAACAAGACCCATCTACACCATGCAGAGCTATAACTCTCTGCCCTACCTTTGTGGTATGTTTGTCTGTTTCAATCTTAGTGCTAACATTAGGCATAACAATATCCATCATTGCCCAAGCATTGTTTCTAGCACTTGACCATCTTACAGTAGAGTCTACCATAGCATCAGGTATGTTATCTACCATAACATTCTGAACACCATCAAAGAACTGCTTGTGACTAGCACAATTAAACCCTTTCCCTACGACACCAAGATAATCTCCTGTCACTTCGTTAATAACATATTTTTTCTCATCAAACTTTGTAGTCTCAAAGCCTACAGAGAAGTCTAAATTAAAAGGTACTTCATGTACCGTTGGTAAAACATCATATGGCATAATATATCTCCTATTGGTTAAGTGATGTTGTGTTATATAATAAATCAAAGCATTTGTCAAGCATTAATATGCTCTCTGCCATGCTTTATCATCTGAATCTAATACATAGTCTGAATAAAACATAGGTGAATCATCTTGTTGATCCTTTTGTGGTGCAAAATTCATAGAGCTATGCAGCTCGTGAATTAAATTCTCTATTAATCTAATGTGACTTAGTTCAATATCCCTTGCTTCATCTATGTGATTAAGCATACGTTGTAATCTATTGTGATAATGGAGAAACACTCTCCTTGTACCACCTGCTATAAGAACATCTTCACTATTCATGTCCACTTTAAATGGGCTTTCTTTTTTCTTTGTCATTATGTTTCTCCTTTTTTTTGTTAAGTTCGTTACGTATTTTTTCTAGTCGTATTTTATTTTTAAGACTTCTCTCGTTCTTTTTTCTAATCCACTCCTTGAAGAAATGTATGTCGTTGTTATCCATAGTTTACCTCTTTAAACCATGTTGGTCTATCTGTATACTTATACCTTGCAAATCTTGCTTTGTCAACATTATAAAATGCTCGGTATGCTTTTATTGGATAAAACTCATCTGTCTTGAGTTCATCAAGCCCACTAAAACATTGTGGGTGTTGTGTTATCTGCCCTTCAGGTATTAAAGGTATACCATTTAGCAGAGAGTTGTAGTGTTTCTTTGCTCCGTGTATCCTACCATATCTACGTGTGTACTCTTCTAACATATGATGATACAATCTAAAAGCAAACTTATAGTTCTTGTGACTTTCCATAGCCCATAATGTACATGGGTGCTTCTGATGCACAGGCTTGTACAAGTCACAGGCTTCTGCATAGGTAGGTGCAACATGCCACAGTGCAGTACATAACATCTGTGCTTCTTCTAGTGGCATCTTTACTACGTGTTGGTCACACAAAGACTTTGCTATTAAATATGGATTGTCTTCTATAATAAATCTATTCATAACCTATCTCCCATTGTTTATGTATCTAAGTTGTTGCTTCTGTTTACGTTTTCTTTCTAATCTGTACTGTTGTTTAATCCACTTGTTCTTTGGTTTCTTTTTGCTTGGTATTTTCTCTAACTGAGTCAGCATAATTCTTCTCCTTCTTTCTATTATAAGTTTTCTTTGACGGAACTACTTGTGTCCTACGTCTAGATTCTAGCATAGCTTTAGCTATAGGGTTTATCTTTCTAATCATTCTATACCTTTCATTATATGTGCTATGACATCAACTGTCCACCCATTACCTAACATCTTGTATCGTTGACTATTGGATACGTGGTTGGTGTAATTGTCAGGCACTGTTTGTAATCGCTCACACTCTACAGGTGTCAGCTTTCTCCATTGCATACCATTAACCAACACATTATCTTTTGTAAATGTAGTCAGACAATTAGACTTATCTTTATCACTAACCTCTAGCTGATTAGTAAATGGTAGGTCTAGTTGGTTGTCTTTACGTACACCATACTCATCTAGTCTACGATTAACAATCCTACCTATGGCTACCTTAGGCTCTCTATGCCCACCCTGCATTGTGGTAAGTGTGGGAGCTTTCCCATTGGGTGAGTAGATACGTTTGATACTGTCAAAGCCTTTGATGTTGTCAGCTTCACCTACTTGTACCATAGTCCGTTGCTTACGTTGTATACTGTTCCACCACACAGCACCATTGTATCGTGCAGTAATGCAATGTGCCTTACCATTCTGATTAGTCATAGCTTCATTAGCAATACCATCTTCTAGTACATCTTGTAAGATTATACCCTTGTCATCTGTAGGTATATCAAAGGGTATGTTAGTCCAATACAATCTCTTTCTATTCTGTGCAGAGAATAAACTACTGTTTATAGTAACAGGCTTAACACCTAGATACCTTGTAATAATATCCTGCGACTCTTGTTTCATAGGTACATTCTCCATGAGAAAGTATTTAGGTTTTAACTCATCTTTTAACCTAACAAACTCAAAGAATAACTTACTACGTGGGTCATCAAAGTCTAACTGTTTACCTGCTACACTAAAACCTTGACAAGGTGAACCACCCATCAGTAGGTCTATGTTATCAGAAGATGGTCTACCTATCTGTGTTACATCTCCTACATGTATAGTGTGTGGGTAGTTAGCCTTTGCTACCTTGATAGCATACTTGTCTATCTCAGATGCAAAGTAGTGACCATACTTTACACCTGCTCTGTTGAGTGCTATCTGTCCACAGGACATACCATCAAATAAACTTAATACATTCATAACTACTTCTCCTCTATGTACACTCGTAAGTGTGTTGATTGATCTATGTTTTGCCCATATGCCGTAGCACCTGTGCCTTTGTATTCATCTTTAATGTGTTGACCTCTAACACGCATCTTGTACTTGTTAGTGTTGAGATACTTCTTCACATTGTCTATAAACTCCTGTCCTTCACAATCGTTAGGTATCTCACTAAAGTCATACTTAGGGTGTGCCTTGACAGGTATTAATTCCTCTACACGTTCTTTGAGATAGGCATTATGTTCTCTTAGTCGTGACACCTCTTGCTCTAGTTTAGTTATCTGATTAGTCTGTGATACAGATACTTGTAAGCCTTCGTCATACTTGCCATAGAACTTATCATTATCTTTTTTTAGTCGTGTTACTTCTTGTTCTAGTTCAACTACTCTACCTTCTTGAGTATCTCTTCGTTCTTCTTCTGCAAGTATTCCTTGCATCTTTTTAAATGCTCTCATAACGTGGACAAAATCCATATCATCAATGCCCACAAGAGAATCATCTTTTCTTGTGTATGAGCCTAAGTCATACATATCTAGTGGAATTTTACCTTTGTAATCTCCTTCAATACATTCTAGTATCTTAATTAGTTTCTTGATTTTCATAATAGTCTCCTTGTAATATATTTCTTTCAATTAATTCACATTCTAAACTTTGGTAGTCATCATCACACATTCTACTCTCTCCATCACACACAGGGCAAATGTATATACCACCATCATCAAATACTTTGTCTGCCTTTCTTACTTTATCTACAAACGTGTTGTATAACCACTCTACTTTCATTGTCATATCTCCTATACTAGTAACAGTTAATTTGGGTTAGAAATTCTAACCTGATTAATGTATAACAAAACCACTTGTGTCTTGTTTACCTTTACCCTTTGCAGTAAGCCATACAGCTACACCTTTTGGGTCTAGAAATCGTAGGTCATCTTTATCTCCATCAATACAATCTAACCCTTTGAACTTTTTAGGCATAGGTAGTGTAGACACAACTGCCATATTGATACCTGTGTCTAATACTGCTTGATATACTTTGTCTGCATAGTCTTTGTTAGCTTCACTGTATGACAAAGTAAGATGATAATTAGAGGGTAGCTTTGTATAAGCCCTCTTAACTACTTTGGTATAGTCATAAAATTGTACGTCATAAAACGTAGAGTGTATGTTTGTACGTTCCCAAAGTATGTCGCTTGTACCATTAAGCCTAACACAAGGTGTTGCACCTTTGGCTTTTGTCCTACGTCTAAATGTCGTTAGGTCTACGTGTAGATAATCCATATAAGCAATCCTATCATAAAGATACATATCTGTTTTTCTCTCTCTAGCAGTCTGCACAGTGTTAAACTTACCCCTACCTGCTGTATCTAAGCAAGGTGCTTTGCACATAGCCACATTTTGAAAAGGGCATATCTTTGTGTTTCTTGGTTTTAGATGTTGGATAGCAGTTTGAAACTCTGCACCATCACCTTTAATAATTTTAGTGTTACTACCAACACCTATTAATTTATATGTCATAACATATCTCCTTGTTAAGTTTGTTTATATTTTATCAAAGCCAAAAGATGCTACTCTAAAGTATAAGTATTGCCCATCTTCTGTGTGTAATGCAATCGTATCACCTACAGATGTAGACCTATGACCTTTGCCATTCATAGGTTGTTTATAGCAAATAACTCTGTCATTGTCAATCCATCTGCCATTTATGTTATTAGTTTGTTTATAAACATCTTCAAGTATCTCATCAATAAGACCCCAAGTTGGTACATTTAAATCGGCTACCCAATGCATCTGATTATCTGCGTTAGGGTCTCTCCAAGCAAACATATCTTCTGCGTGATGTACTACGGCTTTTGTAAAATTAGTCATTGTCTTCCTCCAAGTTTATGTTACTAATAAATTCATCAATAGATTCTTGAGTTCCTTCATCAAACTCATCTTCTAATAGTTCTACTTCATCTTCATTCATTATTTTACTCCACATAGTTCTCTTATATGATTAAAGGCATACATCTCAATAACATCTGCCTTGTCTACACCATCTACTTCCCAAATAAATTCTTTTGTAATGGTATCTGCTATTCCTCTTGCAGACCACCCACGAATAGGTGACTCCTTACCTTCCTTCATAAGTTCTTCAATACGTTCTTCAATCTCATTACCAAATTGGTCTTTTATACTAATAGTCATATATATTCTCCATAGTTGGGGTGACACAGAATTGTGCCACCCATTAAATTGGGTTAGAATTTCTAACCTGAATTATAACACTGCATAAGATATCTTATTAAGGTCAATCTCTTGCACTATCTCTTTAGGCATAACCTGCCCACCTTTATAGAACTTATTGTTTACAGTACTAACTGCACCACCTACTTTAGCTCTTGATAAGTGAATAAAGATTGGGTTTCTTGCAGGGTTACCCTTTGCAGTGATGTAAGTTACATTTTTAACATCTATTGCATCAGATGATACGAAATTGCTTTGAGCTTTAACTGTGTTGTTTGACATATTGAATCTCCTATTGGTTAATGTCGTTAGTTTTAATTGTGACTAAACTCTAGCATAAAACTATGCCGTTGTCAAGTCTGCTTACACATCACACTATTGTGACGTATTCCTTAAATCTTTTAGTAGTTCATACCCCATGTATAAACCCCCAAAGATTGCTAGTGTTAAGTATACAGGTTCTTTGTATATTAATGCTATACACACCATACATACAAGTACTACTAATACTATAAAATCTATTACTACTCTAATCATAGTTATTCCCTTTCATAATTGGGTTAGAATTTCTAACCTGAGTTGTCATTAAGTTCTTCTAGTATCTGCATAGCTTCTGCCCATAGTGCATCATCTTTCTTCTCTCTCTGCTCTTGTAGGTACACCTGCATCTGTAGCTTATTGTGATACGCATGATTAATAATAATATTCTTCCCCTCGTCACGCCTATGCTCATTGACGGCATATCGCCCACTGTGTGATTTCAAGTTCTTGCCTATGGGTACAATGTTGCCATTATCCCAACCCATTCCATGTTTTCTACTCATATAATCTCCTTCATTGATTGTGCCTATATTAGAGCATATAATTAGTCTGTTGTCAACCCCTACCACCTTTCCCCCCATGTATACCTATGTGTAATAATTGGGTTAGAATTTCCAACCCATTTTGTAGCTTTCCCCCCCCCCTCATTTACTA